TAAATTTAGATGTACCTAGTTCACCCAGGTAAACACCACCACCACCCAAAGGCAACAATGGCGGTTTCATGTCGGCCCTTAAAGCTGTCCGGATAGATTCGGTTAAAGTTATGATCGACCTGGTATTTACTGATGAATCTTCAGATTTAACATAACAAGCTATTTCTATAGCATATTGTTCGTCCCTGACCAAATGTTGGGCTATTACCGGAAATGTTTCATCCAGCAAAGAAGGGACGCCAACAATAATAACCGGGTAGGCGCTAAAAGCCGCTTGATCATTATCATAAATCCCCTTACAAAGGGCATAACTTACCGGGGCCGGGGCTACTCCAATAATAGCCGTTTTTAAAACTAATATAACTTTGTCAATCGTGGTTGCTAAACTCATAATCTCCCCCTAAAATATCTTAGTAAATCCCTTAAATGAATCTGCCATAGCATCGGTCAATCCTTTATGTAATATCCTTTTAATCTCTGCCGCATTATTAACTAAAGCAGGCTTTAAAAACGGATATAATTTTTCTAATCTGGGTGCATATTCAACTATAGTTCCTACTTCCGCATTGGCATAGGTCAGCCTGGTAGTGATAGAAGCCCGGCATCTTCCGGTGTCAACATGGACCAACAGCTTTGCGCCTCTCTCTACTAACAGCCCGGCCTTATATAATGCCTTGTCCATTCTATCTTGAATCTGTTTCCCGGCACTCTTAAATCTTGCGGCAAGTTCTTTTCCTTGTAAGACCTCTGTTTTGAATTTCATTCTCCACCCCAATGCGCTACTGAAACATCTGCTTCAAGAAAAGTATGACAAAAAGGACATTCTATTAATTTTTTGCCATCTATATTAATAGAATCATCATCATAATTAAATGTTGTGCCGGTATGGCTTTCGTAATATTCTCTCATTTTCTTACAGCAATATTCTATCTCATCAATATATTTAATCCTAAATCTAGGTTTCGTTAATTCCTTATATCTTTCATTAATTTTATCACTCATCTAAGCTACCTCACTTAAATAGATCATATAAAAATTCCCCCACTTTTTAGGCTGTAGTCTTACTATATATTCATCCCCTCTTGTAAGGGTTATATTTGCGCCTGCAGCAGTAACCGTTAAACTCCCGGATGCTACTGTTATGATCCCGGCCACAACAGTTAATATGATATATTCCCCATCATTAGTGGCTGATCCAACAACTCTAAAAACATCCCCAACCTTAAATCCGTCAGTTAAAAAGGTAGCCGCTACGCAAGTGATCGAATCAACTCCGGCCCCACCATCCACAAAAGCAATGTCTATTCCGGTAGTCATCGCCCCATCAACTATTTTATCACCTACTTTTATATTTTCTGTAGCCCAGCAAAACATATTATGAGAAATATTAAGATTGATATTAATACTATTAAAGGCCAGGGCATCCCCGGGATTAGTCGGCGGTATGCAACATCTTAAATTAGTCTTTACATTGGCCCAGGCTTCGACTTTGTTACCGGTAGAGGATACTTTTCTTCTTTGTGTAACTATTTTATTAAAGAATCTATCAATGCTCATCATAGACTCCAATTAACGTATTTGCTTAAATCGTTCCTGATACTCTTTGTTATTTCTGCTTTGTTATCAAAAAAGGTTATAGTGTATGGTCCTAACTTCTCGGATTTTACATCCTTATTTTTATCATATCCCATTTTAACTAATTCCAAACATTTCGCTTCTATGTCATCCGGGATCGTGGCATAACCGGCATAATAGGTTATTCTGATATTCCTATGATCTTTGGAGAAGAAACCCCGGTAATATATATGATCTTCATTTACTTCATAATCATCGCCATCTACAACGCTATCATTGATCCATAGTTCCCGGCATCTGGAAAGAATAACATTATCATCAACGGTATCGTCAACGATCGTATCATTAAAGGTTAATACTAAAGCCGCCACTCCGCCGGTTGCTATAGTGAGTAATCCGCTGTTAAATTCTGAATTTTGAACAAGTACCTTATCAGCCGCTACAAAACCATCAGTTATAAAACTTCCGCCATCATTTCTGGTCAATGTTTTTCCTGCTGCATTCCAGGCAAGGTTATCAAGATTAACCGCTAAAACCGGATATTGATTAAAATATAATATCTCCTGGTTATTGCCGCTGTATCTTTCTTTAACATAGAGCCTGGCTTTCAGTAACCTATTCAAAGCACCCTCAATTATATCTGAGGCCTGGTTAATTAATCCTTCTATGTAGGCATCAACGGCCGCACCATCAGCGGTAAGCCCTAAATGATAATTAGCTTTCGCTAATGTCGTTAAAGCGTAATCGTCTAATATAGTAGGCATTTATTCCCCCTCTTTTTTCTCCCCTATAATAAATAATTGATATAAAACAAAATGCTGCTGTGTTAATTTTTCTTCTTTGTCTAATTTCTCTAAAGCTGTAACAATAATCGCCTTCCCTATTTCTCCAAATATAATCTCCTTTGGTTCAACCTTATCCCAACCCTTCTCCGGATCTACGTTTATTCCCCCGGTTGCTAGATCGGGTATTAACCCGGCCAATTCACTTTCTTCTTCTGTTGGGGCTAGTTCCATTTGTAGATCCCTCACAATTTTAAGGGTTGCAAAACTTCCTTCCGGCGGTAATAGTGCCAGGCAAACAAGCCGATCGAATAACCCTAATTTAACCTTAAAATAAGGCTCGGCTCCCAGAGCCACCATTCCCATTAATAATACAAAAACCAATACTAATACTGCGATTAATTTCATTCTACGGTTTAACATTTCTTTACTCCTTTGGTTTTTTTTCTTCTTCATTTTTAACTATATTCTGTACCATTTCGGCTAAGGCTTCAGCCATTAAATCAGTTGTTTTCGCTACTCTTTTATCAAGCATTATTCATTTACCTCTCCTTTAATATTTTAATAGCCGGGTTAACCTATACACCCGGCAAGGTTTTTAGGTTCTAATCCATACCACCATATATTCTAACATATCCGATAGTCCCTGCCGGATCTACAAATAAAGGGACGTAACCCCAGTTTGCTCCAGCTTCGTCCGTATCAATTACAAAACCTATTGCCGGTCCGGATGCGATATCAAACAATGCTGTAATAGATCGATTTGATGTATTCAAACTGAATGGAACAAATCTATTGTAATCTGCTCCTGCAATTAATCCGTGCATCCTCATACCAAAAATTATGTGTGCATTGGTTACTACTGCAACATCTGCTCCACTTTCATCAATCCCGACTTGAAGAGGACATACATTATTATTTGGTGCAACTGTATCGGTATTTTGAAGATAAATCATGAAGGATGCAAGCCCGACGTGTCCGGTACCAATACCATGATAATTCATCTGAATATCTATAGCGTTTCCTACAGTATCTCCATTGGCACCATTTAATATTTCCTGTGTAAATTTTATCATATTCTGTGTATCACTCATTACAAGGAATTTATCATAATATGTTCCGGCCGGTGCAATAGTTGTTCGTAAGGTTATATATTGAGCCGATAATACATGATCTGCTAATGGGGTTAATCCTGTAATGGTCCAGAAATCTCCATAGTCGTCAAATTGTGCTTTGGCTCCACCTGCTAACTCATATAACTCAAAAGCATAGTTGTTAGTTGTAGTATCTATTAGGGTTGCGCTTGTCGGTACGTTAAAGTAACTTTGGTAAGTAAAATAACTTCCCCCGGATGATGCGGCGGGCTGCATGTTAATTTCTGCGCATATTGCGGCCGCCATTCCACCACCAGCGCTTCCGGTTGCCGAATAGGTTATTACCCCTGCAAGTGCATTAGTCCATGATCCGGTCATAAAAGCAGATGTAACGTGGGATCGTATCCCTTCATGAATAGCCAGGGCTGCTCCAACGGTATCAGTAAGTGATATACCTCTTACGGTAGATCCGGCCCCTTCTGTAGTAGATACATTAACATCTACCCTTTTACTAAAAGCAAATTTATTTCCGGATGGTAAATCAAAGGTCCATGTATTACCGTTATAGTTCCATAGATCAACGGTTGCGGGCCAGGAAACGGACATATTCTCATTCTCCGGATTCTGGATTACAAGTGTAGCGCTTTTAGTGTCCCAGTGCATGATATCTTCTAATGGATTCGGGTAGGGCAAAATCTTAATTGCCATTCCAGGTATAGCAAAGGTTAAAAGTAAAGCCATTACTAAACCTAATATCAAATATGATCTTTTCATATTAAATCAACTCCTTTCTTATTTGGTTTTAGTATCTTTGTTTTTTATCATTTTGTCGTTTGGCGGGCCTTTTATGTCCCTTAAATGAAGATTGCCATTACCGTTTGTTTTTACTTCCGGGATGATTGATCCTAATCTTTTCCTACTGATCCATTCTCCAAGTTCTTTTTTTACAGGATAATCTTTCCCTTTTACAAATATTTTATCTTCTTTTTCGTATTTAAAGGTCCGACTAATTATAACTCTCATGATAATATCATCCTTTCGTCTAGAGGGGACCTTAAAGATCCCCCCCTGTTATTCATAACTACGTTACTAATCCGGCTTGGCTTCCATATCTGCTATGATCCATCACTAAAGTGATACTATGTACTATAGCATCTACGGCAACAGTAGCCTCAACATTTATATATCTTCTAGTGGGTTTATATTCATAAATATAATCCCCGACTGCAATTATTTGTGCAAAGCTATAATCAGTATTAGTTATAGCAGCAGCAGTATCTCCACTTTCAACATCAATATCCAAAGTTCCACCGGCAGCCACAGTTCCTACACTAACACAGATTAATATTTTTCGTGGATAGTTATAATCAGCTAAATCAATTTGTGCAGCAGTATTAAGAACTCCATTGGCTCTTACATCTACCACAGCAACTCCCTGCGATGCTGCTCTTATGGCATCTAAAACTACTATGTTTTCTTGCATATCTCTCATTATATAATCAACTCCTTTCAAAGTTTATTTTAATTTTATTTAGACTGCTAACCCTACGAATGGGCTAACTTCGGTAGCTGCATCTTCTGCGGTGATCGATCCATTTAACCAGGGTTGTCCGTCTACATTACCAAACATCTTTAAAACGGTTTTATTGCTAGTAAAGTAAACGTGTTTGGAAGTATCAAAAGCAGGACCAAAACCGTCTTTGATTAAATAATAACTGAAATCGCATAAACTAATATCTCCCCTAGCGCCAAGTGCAGGAACCCTAAATGACCATTTGATCGGATATCCCATTAAAGTGTCGGGCATTGCTTTGGTAACATCCCCTGTGATAAAGATGCTATGATTCCCGGCATCCACTAATCCTGCGATCTGTGCATAAGCACTTCTTGAAATAACCCAAATAGGATTACATCCGGGTAACAAATGTTCCAATATTGCAATAATGTCAGCA